TGAGCCACCATCATATAATTCTATAAATCATAATCAAAGCACTCCAATACCAATTGTATATGACCAAAAAACACATACAATACCAATTGTATATGACCAAAAAACACATCCAATACCAATTGTATATGACCAAAAAAAACAATTTATAGAATATAGAACACCAACATATATTGAAAATTCTGAAAATTATCAAGATTTTTTAATAACAGGTGTTTTTGCAGGTGTAGTGGCTGAAGATATGTTTAATTGTGATTAAATTTATTCGACCATTGTTTCATTATTATTAGGAGTTTGTTCAATATCTTGAATACCTTGAATATCTTGAATACCTTGAAAATCTTGAATATCTTTATTATTTTCAGAAATTTTTTTATTTTTATAATTAACAGAAAACATAATTTGAGCAGGATGTAGAGAACTAATATAATCAATTACTACTTTTTTATCAACAAATTTATTATTAATTTTAAGTTCATTTTTATATTTTTCATGAAGTTTGAACATATGTATTTTATATTCAAATGGAAACTCTTTTAATGGTTTTTCTTTTTTAATATAACAATTTACATAATTAGTGAATAATTCTTGTGTAAAATTATATAAAATAATTTTAAATTTATTAAAAATAAATTTATGTTCAGGATAATAATATAAAAATTCGTTTACTTTATTTTGATTTTTTAGATGTAAATAATTAAACTGTAATTTTACTTTATTTCCTCGTAAATGTCTAATATATTCATAATTTCTATTTCTAATTTTACTTCTTGAACCATCTTTATTATATAACATTGTTCCAACAATGTCATATGGTGTTAAATCATTATTGTAATATTTTTCAATACTTTCATAATTTTCAAAATTATATTTATTAACACATTTTACATTAGTATTTAAAAAAATATATGGATAGGCACTGTAAAATTCTTGAATATTAAATTCTTTAATTGTAGCCTTATTTTCACTATTTATAATTTGATATACTTTAATTAAATAAATCATTGGTGTCGTAGTAGGTGTTACTATACGATTTAATGGGTGTTGAAATACAAACGTATAGACATATTTTATATCTAATGTATTAATATTAAAATTATTTACATTACAAGCTTCAAAAAATAATGTTCTAAATGTAGAATTATGATATGAATATGTATTATCATCATTATGATTATCAATTAAATTTGTATTATTATTTGTAAAATATTTATAATTTTTTGTATCATTAAAAAAAATAATATTTGCTCCAACTGTTGATTTAGTTGATACTTCCCATTTATTATTAATATCATCAAAAAATAGATTAATCATAGTTCCATCGACAAAATCTTCTAACCAAGACTCGCTAGGGGTATATGATTGTTTAAATGTATCATAATTAATAGATTTACTTGGACTAAATGAAAGCAATTTATTATTACGAAAAATAATGGATCTACAAAGTGATATTTTTTTAAATAACTCGTAATCGCATTTTTCGAGTTCTTTTAATTTTTCTTTATCATATTTAATAATGTTATAATTTATATTATTAAATGTATATGTTTTATTAATTAAATAATTATTTTCATTATTTCCATTATTTTCATTGTTATTAATATTATTGTTATTAATATTATTATTATTAATATATTTTTTTAAAAATTCAAAATCTAATAGATATTCATTTACAATACTCATAATTATTAACTATTTATATATAGTAACAATTCTTTAACTTATTTAGATATATTTTTTAATATAAATATATTATAGATATATTTATAATGAGTATAGATATTAAAAAATATGAATTACAATTAGGTGATATAATAGAATTGGATGCCCCATCAAATCCAGATTTACATAATAAAACTTTTTATATAAATTTTATTAATAAAGAAAAAATATTACTTTTATCTGAAGAAAAAATAATTACATTATCATTTGATGAAGAAGGTAAATTATTAGAAGAAAGTATTGAAAATATTTTATTATTACATAGAGAAAAATCAGCAAGTTTTATAGTTCAAAATAATCTTAAAATTAATACAAATATATCGATATATTTTGGAGAACCTAATCCTAATATTATAAATGCATTAATAACTAATATTGAAAAAGATATGATAGAACTAACATTACAGGGTTCGGATGATATAATATATATTGATTTTGCTTATTCGGGAATACCAGAAAATTTAAATATAGATAAAATAGTTATAAGAGATGAAAAAATAAATACTATTTTAGATGACGAAGAAACATTATCTAAAGAACCGATAGATGTTGAAGATGGTTCAAAAATGATAGAAGAAGATGACGATTTAGATAAAAAAGCATCAATTATTTTTGATAAAAAGATGGACAATGACTTAAAATTTAATAATATTGTAGATACTGATTTGTATGAAAAAAATGTAGGTAATATATTAGATTTGGAAATAGAAGAAGAATATGAAGAAATATTTTTTAATGTAAATGTACCTGATTCAGAAAAGAGATATGGATTAGAAGAACAAATATCAAACTATTTAGATACAATGTTAGCATCAAATTATAGTATAGAACGTGTAAATAGAGAGGTTAATAGATATATAGAATTACGTAATTTGTATAGTGATTTTGATGAAAATATGTATCCAAAATTACCAAAAAAAACAAATGAATTTTATAAACCAATAATAGAAAAAATTATAAATTTAGAAAAAAAAATAAAATGGATTATTCCAGTTGTAAAAAACAAAAAAACTCTTATGAAAAAAGACGATGAATTTGAATATAATAATGATGACTTTATATTATTTAATGATTTTGTAGAACAAGCTGTTTCAGTAGTAGATAATTGGACAAAACAAAATAAAGTAAATATAGTTGATTCTTATAAGAAATATATAACAAAATTATTAGATATATTTAATAATAATATTGAAAACAATAATACACTTTCTGCCAATACACAAATTGAAGTTATAAATGTAATTTATGATAATTTTTATAGTTTAGTAACTTATAAAAATGAATTTACAAAAAAAAGATTTGATTTTACTGTTTTTTATGAGGGGTTAAATATGTTATATAGTGAAATAGATGATAATAAAAAAATAAAATATAATAAAACTAAATTAACACCATCAGATAAATTAAGTATAATTTCATTTTTAACATTACCATTACCTTTTTTAAATTTTTCAAAAATAAATTGTAATTATACATCAATATATGAAAAAGCTAATTTAAATTGTAACTATATACCATATTTTTTAGCTTTAAATAATAATTCAGAAATAAATTCTTATATTTTGGAAGAAAAAGATATAGATAAATATAAAAATACAAATGATAATATAAATGATGATGAAAAATTTGATAACATAAATAGTTTTACATTAGAAAATATATCACAAGAAACTGATAATAATAATTATAAAAATAATATACAAAGTTTATTAGAATCATTTATACCAACAAATAGTAAATATATTAAAAAAATTTCAAAATATTATAATTTTACAAATTATAAAAATTTGATCAATTATTTGGAAATAATGTTTATTGATTATAATAATTTACATTATAAAGATGCAAATATAATAAAAACTATAATAGATAATAATATACAAAAATATATTAAAGATTATAAAGAAAATGAAAAAGTTTTACAAAAATATATAAATGATAAAAATCTAAACATTGAAGATGCAAATATAAAATATTTTATAAATATTTTAAATAGAGATTTAATTGATGATTTAATAAATTCATACAAATTAAATAATTTTTCATTTAATAATAATTATGAATTAATTAATTTTATTATTAGCATTGATTGTGGTGATTTTTTTTATGCTTTATTAAATAAAAACATTAATCAATTAATAATATCAACATTAATGACAAATTATATCGAATACAATAAAAAAGAAAAAAAAAAACAGACAAAAAAAGATGATGAATGTGAAAAATATTTTATAAGTAAAAAATATATAAGTCTAGAAGATTTGGAATATGATAATAATAAAACAATTTATTTTGATACTATATATGATAATACACTATATACATTTTTAAATGAATATGAAAATGAAAAGCAAAATATGAATTCAAAAAATTTTGAGAAATTTGCGATTGAAAAGATAGTAGATAAAATGAATATAACAAATGATAAGGCTAAACGCGAATTTAAAGCTATTATAGAGCAAAAAAGAGAAATAATAGATGGTGATTATTGTATTTTATATGATAAAGATAAAAATATAAATACTATATTTATAAGAAAAAATAACGAATGGTTAATAGATGAAAAATTTAAAGACAATTTTTATATTGACACAAATAAAATTTTTTGTGATATAAATAAAGAATGTACATCAATAAATGAAAAATGTTTAACAAAAGAAAATGCAAGTAAATTAAATTTAAATTTAAATATAGATGAAATATTAAAAAATTTTAAGAATGATTATAATATAGAAATTGAAGATTTAAAAGAAGATATAAATAAAAATTATGAATCTACAAAAAATCATTTAAAAAAACATTTTTTAATTAATGAAAATAAAATAAATATACATAACAAATTATTAAATGAATTAAATAAAATAAATAATATTAAAGAAATAGTTATTTCACCTTATGAAAAATTAAAAAATAAAATAGTAAATTTTAAAGATTTTCCTTTAAAACAAAAATATATTAAACAATTTTGTGAAAATTTTACACGAGAAGCTATTAATGAAGAAAATAACTTCTGGTTTTATTGCAAAAAAACTAATACTAAATTAATTCCTACTTTTTTATTAAAATTAGCTAATTGTTTTTTAGAAAATAGAAATTATCAATCGGAATTAGATACAATTTGTGCATTACAGGGTAATATAAGCGATGATGGTAACTATTGGATAGATAAATATAGTGGTTATATTATTAAAAATATAGAATTTAATAACGATGAAGGATTTGACGAACAAGGTCATAAATTAATAACAAAAGAAATTTTAGAAGAAGAAAATGATATTAAATTTGAACAAAATGGTGAAATAATAAGTTATGATGTAAAGATTATTAATGGTATTTTAAAAACAATGACACAATTAATTGGAATAAATTTATCAAATTATTTTCAAGAAATAGCAAGTCAAGTTATAGATATTCAAAAAAAAATAATACCAAAAAAAGAAATTTATGATAAAATGATGGAAAAAAATAAAATGAAAGATTCAAAATTTAAAGTAATAACATATGATGATTTCTATAATTCTTCGTTATTATTATTAACATTATCATTTTTAATAATTTATATTCAAATAAGTATACCAAGTCTTAAAACAAAAAAAACTTTTCCAGGTTGTATAAAATCTTTTTCTGGTTATCCATTTGAAGGGGATCAAGATAAATCAACAATGATATATATAGTATGTATAGCACATAAAATAAAAAGTTCTATAAAACCTTGGAATACACTTTTAAAACAATCAGAAGCAAATGTAATTAAAAAAATAGAAGCATTAATTGAAAAATATATAATAACTAACAAAAAAATTCAATTATTAATATCAAAGAAACAAAAATATTTATTATCCAGTAAAGATAATGATGATATACCCGAAAAAATATCAATAAATAATTGGTATACATTTTTACCACCATTAAATAATATTAAAATAGATAATGCTAATTTACAAGTATTAGATAATAATTTTGAAAATAATATAATAAAAACATTAAAAAGCGGAACAAATGAGAATTTTATTGATATAATAAAAAATAAAATAGTATTTTTATCTTTAAATATTATTGAACATATACAAGATATAGTAAAAAATGAAACATTGTTGATGGAAAATAAATCAGGAATTCCATTTTTAGAAAATGCTTGTTGTAATAGTGAAAAAAATAATATATTATATTTTATAACAAAAAATAATAAAATTTATGATAATAACCTAATATCTTATAATTATAATATTATTATCAAAAAAATATATAATTTAATATCTTGTCCTATACTATTTCATTATAAAAGTACTAGAAAAAATATAATAAAAATAGAAAAAGCATTTAATGAAGAAATTATATATAAAACGTTTATTTATTATGGTAATTTTGAAAATACTATACCATTATCAGAAGATTTGAAATTAATTTGTGGTAATAAACCTAAATCATTTAAAAGTAATGATTTAATAAGTGAAAAAATTAATAAGTTAAAAGAGTTAGGTAAGATTTATAATTTAAAAGACTTTGAAGAATTAATTAAATATATTAGTAAAAGAAATTTACTAGAAAATACTTATAATGATAAAATATTATCTAATAATGAATTATTAGTTATTTTAGTTAAAGACTATATTGAAACTGTTGGTGATGATGATAATATAGACCCTGTATTTTTTTATAAATTTGATAAATTATTAGATAATTTTGATATTTTAAATGATGAAAATAAAGAATTACGTGAAATTAAAAATTATCTTGCAAAAACAAATGATTTAATGAAAACTAATATTATTAATTATTTTAGTAAGGAAACCAATTTAAGCAAAAAAGACTTAGACATAATTAAAACTAATTTAGATATACAAGTTAATATAGATAATATTCAAAGTTTTACAAACATTATTTATGATATTGTTAATATTATTCCATATATTATAATTAATAAATCTTTGGACACAGAATATATACCAGAATATTTAAAAAAAATTTTAAGTGATAAACATACGAAGGATATTAAAAATATTTTAGATTCATATTATTTAGAATTTTTTAATTATGAATATGTTGAAGAAATGAAAATAATAAATAATATTATTAAGAATAAGACAAATATTTTACTAAAAATACTATATTTATTTAAATTTAAAAATGATATTAATTTTACATACAATAATAGTGAACAAAATATCAAAAATATATTTGATAAAAGATTTATTGAATTATTTTATTCATATGTTTATTATAGTATTTTGAATGAATATATTAATATCGATAAAAATCCAATATTTAAATTAGATATAAATTCTTTAGAAAAATATAAATATGATAATGAAACTATTAATAATATGAAATCTACAATATTAAAAATATTAATAAATTATACATATGAAAAAAACATACTTTTATCAAATAATCATAAAAAAATAAAAGAAAAAATAACTTATGCAAAAGAAAAAGAAAAAGAAGGTATTACTGATTATTTGAAAAATTTAAATATAGAAGAACGCGAAATTGAAAATATATTTAAAAATAATAAATTAGAAAAATGGAATAAAGGTCTTCAAAAAGGGTTAACACAATATGTTAAAGAAAATTATGATGAAGAAAGAGATGAAATGGAAGCAAAAATGATAAAAGATAAAAAATTAAATAAAAATAATTTAGTTAATGATATGAATAAAGAAATATTTAAATTAGATATGGAGCATGAAGAATATACTACAAATGCAATTAATGAAGAATATGATATAGCTTCTATTCCAGATGAAGAAAACGCCGAAGACGAATATGATTTTTAATAAGATTTTTCAATATAAGATTTTTCAATATAAGATTTTTCAATATAATTATATTATATTATTTATATAATATAATTATGTTGGTTGCTATAATTTTTATTCCTGTAACAATAGCTTTAATATATTGTTTATATTATAATAAATATAATATCAGATTTTTTCTTCCAATAATTTTAATAACAATTATATCGGGATATATTACTTATAAAATAGGTGAAGCATTTACAAATGAAAATAGTGATACAAAATCATTAATAACATTAATAATTGTAATTTTTATTTTTATATCCCTATGGTGCACAGAACATAATATAATTTTTAAAGGCTTTGGTATTGAAAAAAATTTGAATTATATTAATAATGTTTTATTTATAAATAATAGAAAATTATAAAAACAATTTATAAAAACAATTTATAAAATAATTTAAAAAGATATAATTATTAATAATTATATCTATAATCATGTATAAAATTATTAATCATTTTATATTATTTACTACTATTAATTGTTTTGTAAATCCTCCTGCACCAAAAGTAAAAACATTTAAATATGCGGGTTCAGTAAAACCATTTGAAAATTTTGACCCTGCATTTATTCTTAAAGATAAGAGTGAAAATCGTATTAAATTTACACGTGAAGCTGAACTTCAACATGGACGACTAGCAATGTTAGCAACAACCATGATTCCAATTATTGAAAAGCTTGAAACAGATGATTCTATGTTAGGTATTAATTATTTATCTTCACAAGATATTAATATTCAAGCTCCGTTTTGGTTATTTGTTTCGCTTTATGAATTAAATAGAATGTATAATGGGTGGGTTAATCCTTTTACAACAAATAGTACAACATTTCAATTAAAAGAAAAATATCAACCTGGAAATTTTGGTAATTATAATATGGATGAAATTAGTATGGATTTACTTAATAAAGAACTTAATAATGGAAGATTAGCTATGATTGCATTTATAGGTATTTTAGCACAAGAATTAGTTACAGGTCATCATGTTTTTTAATATAAAATATAAAATATAAAATATAAAATATAAAATATGATAGTTTAATTTTTATTTAATATAATATTATATTAAATAAAAATATGCTCAATTTATTTATTTATAACAATTTAACATTTATATCTATTATTATTTTTCTATTTCTTTTTTCAATATTAATTATAACAAAACCAACATTTGTTTTTGATAAAAATGGTAAACCTAGAAATTTTGGTCTAGGATATCGTAATAAAACAGTAATTCCTATTTGGTTAATTAGTATAATTTTAGCAATATTATCATATTTTTCTATTGTTGTTTATATTAATTGTAATAAAATCATTATATAATTTTTTTAGTAATTATATATTTAATAATATTATAAAAATTATTAAATATATATCCATACTTAATATATAGGTATAAAAAATTCTTGTTCAATTTGTACATATTCACCTTCAGAAACTTCAAAATTTTCACCAGGACTTAAAGCGGTATAAAATTTATATTGTGGTATTTTGACTACTGTATTGTCGGTGGTATCTTTATTATTACTAATAATGGCTAAACCACCATTAAATTTATTTTTTATCATTTGTGTAATATCAGATTCAAATAATTCCGGATGGTTTTCTTTATCTTGACTATTATAAACTTTCCATTTTTTACCATCAAATTTTGGTTTATCATTTTCATAAATATTTTTAATTAAAGCACTTTCTATCGCAGTATTTTTATTACAAGATAAATTAATAACAAAATTATATGATATAGAACTAATAATTAATCCGGCTAAAATAAACCAAATAATTTTACCTATAAAAAATTTACTTTTAATTAAAGCATATAATTTAATAAATTGTGAGTTTTTATCAATTTCGTCATGTGAAATATCTTTATTTCCATAATTAGATGTATTTTCAAATAAACCTTCGTTAACTGATAGTTTAATATATTTTTTAAATTCATCATAATCACTATCTATTTCATTTAGAAACATACTTTGATTACTATTTATATTTTCTAATGCTTTAATTATAGATGGGTTTTTTGAATTTTGTGGTGATAATTCTTTTAATATATCTTTTAATCCTATAAAACTTATTAAAAAATATCCAATTGTATTAGCAAAAGGATCAACCCATCCTGGAAATAATTCCAATAAAAAATATATAGAACCAAATATAACTACCCAAGGTATTAAAGTCATTGAAAAAATATTAAATGTAGTAGTTGAATCAACTACTCCTTTACAATATGATTGATAAACTTTTGTATTAATATAATTATATCCTCCAAATAATAAAAAAATATATATTAATAGATAAATCTTATTATTTTCTGCAACACTTATATTTTCTATACTTGATTGTGAGTTTATATTAGCAACCATTATAATTGTGTAAATTACTGATAATATAACAAAATATGCTAATGAATTAAATGGACTATAACTAGTATCATCATCAAGATTATTTTTTAAATTAAATAAATCTTTTTCTAAATCGGAATTATTATTTGTCATTATATTTATAAGAATAAATTATTTTTTTATTTTGAATATAATTTATATATGAATTTTGATTATATAAAATCAAATGCTATTTTTAATAATTTATCAAATAAAAATTTTGATAACAATTCTTATTCTAATAGTAATTTAGTTGCAAAAAATGTAAAAGCATTTTTATCAAATAATCTAAAAAAATGTAATGAATATAAATTTAATTATTATAATTTTATTTATAATATTAGTATGTTTTTATTTTTTGCTATTACATTAATATTAATACTTAAATTTAGATATAAAGGTTCAAAAAAAAATAAAGAATATTTAAAAAATAAAATGATACAAGATAATAATTACATAATGTCAAAATTAGTTTATTATAATAAAATGAATATAGATAATCAACAAAATATTAGAAATAATCTTGTTACTAATCTTGTTACTAATCTTCCTAATGATAATTATAATCAAAATCCTGAAGCTATGTTACTACATAATAAAATTTATAATTAAATAATATTAAATAATATTATATAATATTATATAATAACTAGTATATTTTTTATATAAAATAAAATTATATACTATATTATAATGGATAATATATCATTTATTGATTCTGAAAAATATAAAAAATATTTAGAAGAATATGATGAATATTATAAATTAAAAAATAAATATGAAAATGATATAAATAAAAAAAAAGAAAAAATTAAAACTAAAGCAAATAAAGAAAATTTACCTTTATCATATATTAAAAAAAATATAGCATTAGTAGAATTTAATTGTATTAAATGTAAGAAAAAAGGTGGAACAATATTTAAAGAAACGGAAGATACGCTGGAAGCTGTTTGTGGTAATAAAACAAAACAATGTAATTTAAATATTAAAATTAATAAAATAAAAACAGAAAATTTAGAAGATAAAATTATAAGTACAAATAATGAGATTAATAATATAAAAAGTAAAATTATTGAATTTAAAACAAATTTTTTATTTAATTTTTTAGAAGAAGATTATCTTATCGAACAATTTAATATTTTAAATACAGATTTAAATGAAAAAATGGAAAGTTTTATAAATATGAAACAACAATATAATAATATAAATACTGAAATTAAAAATAAAGATAAACTTATAGAATATAAAAAAGAACTTGATATCTTAATAACTGAATTTAAAGATATTTATAAGATATATTTAAATGAAAATGATAAAAAATATTTAAAACAAGCGTTTGAATTTTATTTATCTAAAATAAAACCATTAACTGATGCTATTAAAAATATGTCATATAAATATAATTATCTAGATAAAATAGAAAATCAATCAAATAATATAAACTATAAATTAATACAAAAAAAAAATATTTATAATGATTATAATATTTTGAATATATAATATATTCAAAATGCTTTTTAAAATATTTAAAATAATTAATATTAAAATATTTATAATAAGCTTATTAATTGGATTATATTACATATATTATATTGATGATAAAAAAGAAATAACTATTTATCCTACTTTACATAATAATGTTTTATATAAAGATAAAGCCGAAAATTGTTTTAAATATTCTTTTAGTGAAACAAAATGTCCTAATAATAAAAATGATATAAAAACTATACCACAACAATAAAATTTTATTATATTTAATATTTACATATAATAAAATGCTTAATAAAGTTGTTTCTAGATTATTTTATAGTGAACCCGGTAGAATATTTCTATCTATATTATTAGGTTTAGGTATTGCCAGTTTATTTAGAAAAATTTGTACTTCAAATAATTGTTATAATTTTACTGGTCCTGAACAAAAAGACTTGAAAAATAAAATATTTTCATTTGATAGTAATAATGATAAATGTTTTGAAGTTAATGAAGAAATAACTCATTGTAATAAAAATACTAATTCAAAAATTCTTAATTTTGCGTAACATTAATTAATTTTAATTAATTATATTTATGTAAACATGAATAATAATCAATCTATTACAAATATTAATGATTTACCTACTAGTCAAAATATTTCAAATAATCAAAATAATATATCTATTAATACAATAGATAATCAAATGCCAAATCAAATACCAAATCAAATACCAAATCAAATGCCAAATCAAATGCCAAATCAAATGCCAAATCAAATGCCAAATCAAATGCCAAATCAAATGCCAAATCAAATGCCAAATCAAATGCCAAATCAAATGCCAAATCAAATGCCTAATCCTAATAATGAAATACCAAAAACACAAAATGATTATAACGAAATGATTTTGCAATTACAAATGGCAAAAAATAATAATGCCACAAATTTACCGTCACGAGATATACCATCAAATGTTAATAATACAAATATAACCACAGATGAACAAATTAAACCAAATTATATAGATAATAATGATGAAACATATATAAATAATTTAGAAACACCAGAAAGTGTAATTAATAAAAATAATAATACTGAAACTTTTAATAATAATTTAGAATATATTTATAATGAACTACAAATCCCAATAGTGTTATCTATATTATATTTTATATTTCAATTACCCAATACAAAAATGTTTTTTTATAAAGTTTTTCCATTTTTTTATATGAAAGATTTGAATTTGAATCTTTATGGCTTATTTGCTATTAGCTTAATTTTTGCTATTTTGTTTTATTTTATCTTTAAAATAATAAATAATATTACAAATTCTATTTAAAAAATAAAAAATTAAATTTTCTTTATTTCTATTTTTGCTTCATTTGCTAAATCTTTTACTAAATTATCATTTTTATAATCTTCTATATAATTTATTTCACATATTCCACAAGATACCATCAGTTTCATACAATTATAACAAGGATAATGTGTGATATATGCTTTACAATTATTAGAACTAACTCCTCTTTTAGCACAATCAGTTATAGTATTTTGTTCGGCATGAACTGTTGCTATATTATGATTGTCTTTTATAATCATTTTATGTTCACATCCTGCTATATAACCATTGTAACCTTGTGCTATAATTCTATTATCTTTTACAAATAAACATCCTACATGTAATTTTTCACATGATGAACGGGTTGATGTTAATTGAACTAATTGTTTAAAATATTGGTCCCAAGATGGTCTATTATTCATATTTTATTATCTTTATAAAAATAATAAAATATTTTTAAATAATTATGAAAATATTTTTAAATAATTATGAAAATATTTTTAAATAATTATGAAAATATTTTTAAATAATTATGAAAATATTTTATTATAATCTATTCTACTGTAACTACTTTTGCTAAATTCTTGGGTTTATCTGGATTTATTCCTTTTTTTATAGATATTTCATACGCTAATTTTTGTAATGCTATTGTAAATATGATTTCATTATAATATTCTAATCTATATAATAAACAATACTTATTTTCTTCTATTTTTAAATCATCTATTACTTCAAAAGAATTTGTTATTACATAAACATTTGTTTCGCGTCCAATTAATTCATGATATGTTGATGTTAAATTAGCATAATTACTTTTATCACTATAATCTATTAATAATATAGTTAAATTTGTATTATCTAATAACGCAAATGGTCCATGTTTTAATGAACCCGCACTAAATCCTTCACAATGAATATAAGTAACTTCTTTTATTTTTAGAGAACCTTCACAGGCAATTGGAAATAATTTTTTTTTTCCTAAAATAAAAATATTATTTATTTTTTCATTTATTATAAAATCTCTCAAAAAATCTATTTTATTTAAAAATTTTATATCAAATAATAAGTTATTTATTGTATTTGATAATAAACGTAAATTATTTATTTTTTCTATATTATTAAAATAATTTTCTTGAAACCACATCTCTATTAAAGATAATACTATTAACATAGATGTAAATGATTTTGTTGATGCTACACTTACTTCTGAACCGGCATTCAAATATACTCCACATAACACTTCTCTCGCAATTAAAGAATCTATTTTATTTACTAGACCTAATGTTATACATTTATGGACCTTACATATTTTTAAACAGTTATATACATCTATTGTCTCTCCTGATTGAGTTAAAAATATGCATAAAATCTTGGCCTTATTTTCTATATTTGGTATATCATCACTTGAAAATTCACACGCATTTATTGTTTTAACACATTTAAATTTATTTAATGATTTTAAATAATCTTCACCTATTAAACCCGCATTATAACTTGTACCACAACCTATTAATATTATATATTCTATATAATTCATAATATTTTTTATATGGTCAAGACCACCCAACTTTATATTTCCTTCATATATTCTTCCGCCATAATTATATGCTTTTTGTATTGTTTCTGGTTGTTCCATTATTTCTTTTAATAACCAATGTTCATATGGTTTACAACTATGAACAATATCTTTATAAATTACTTTTTTAATATTATAAATTTCATTATTGTTTAATGATTTATATGTATTATTGGAAATTTGTATAATATCTTCGTTATTTAATGAAATATAATCATTTACTAATCCTATAAATCCATCTGATTCAGAAGTACAAATTAAATAATCATCATTATTTCCTAATAATAAAGGTGAACCATGACGTGTAACATAAATAGTATCTAATTCTTTTGTATAAATTATTATTAATGCCCATGTACCTTCTAATTCTTTTGTTGCATTTATAATAGCCTTATCTATTGTATCATTCATATATAAAATATAATATTCTATTAAATTTGCTATTACTTCTGTATCTGTTTGACTATAAAATGTAAAATTATTTTCAATTAACTTATTTTTTATTTTATCATAATTATTTATTATACCATTGTGAACTAATATTATTGTACCTTGTTGTGAATAATGTGGATGAGAATTTATATCAGTTTTACCTCCATGTGTAGCCCATCGTGTATGTCCTAATCCAATATGGGAATTTATTTCTGAATCATTGAATTTATTTTTTAATAAATCAAAACAATCATTATCATTAGTAGATGCATTTTTTTCTATTTTATAAGTATTTTCTAAATTATCATAATAACATATACCCATGGAATCATAACCTCTATTTTGTATAATTTCTAGACTATTTAATAAATTTTTTATAATATTTTTTTTATTTTTTGAGAGAATAAAAGAAATTCCACACATTTTATTAATTTAATTAATTTATATTGTAAATTTTAAATTAATATTATTATTTTATAATAATATATAATATTAATTATGGAACATTATAAAAATACATATATACCAATTCTTATAAATGAAATTTTTAAACCCGTTTTTGATAAAATAGAAATAGAAGCAAGGACATCGAAAGAAAAAATTTTTAAATCCATATTTGATGTGGAAAACAATTTTTTAAAAGATTTTTTTAATAAAGACAATAAATATGATTTTGGTATTACAAAAATACTTAAAGGAGAAATTTTTGATATAACAGCAACATCAAGAAATAATGACTTAGGTAAATTAAAATCAGAACCAGAGCATTTTAAATATGAAACAACTTTACAAGATATAACTGGTGAATTATATATAATTAAGAGTCAAAACGAAAAGAATGATAAATCAGAAAAAAGAGAACTTAGGTTAAACTTTATAGATAATTGTATTCAATTAGATGAGGGAAACCCTGATGGTGATGGTCCATTTAATACATTATTTAAATATTTAACAGCATATATAAATGGTTTTGACACTATAGGTATAACAAACGAACAATTTCTAGTAAAAAATAGTGGAGGAAATATATTTAAATTATATGCTGAATTATTATATTTAATTTTTGAACATAGAATTGATGAAATAGAAGAAGAGTTTACAAAGATGGTGGTAAAAAAAACACCAACGTTATTTGAACAAATTAAAGATATAATGATAAATATGTTTAGAGAATCATCTACTCTTCACCAACGTAGTATTTATAATAGTTTAAGAGATAATATTATATCAATCAGATTGCAAAACTATAGTGATATTGATAGCTATATTATTCAAAACTCTGTTGCAGGTGCAAGAGCAGATGGAGCAGGACCAATGGAGACGGGGGGAGCACCAGCAAAAGGAGAAGCAGAAGCAGGACTAATGGAGACGGAAGCACCAGCACCAGCAGAACCAGCACCAGCAGAACCAGCACCAGCAGAACCAGCACCAGCAGAACCAGCACCAGC